AAATTTTTTGGAAATGTAAGACAAGTGGCAGAATTAGCAAGAACAGATATAGATACAGTTAATACAGTTACGAAAGGACAGTTTTTAAAACAATATGATGTTTTAGTTCAAAGAGAACAAGAAAGAAAAATGTTGCCACCTCAAATGCAAGAATTTACTAAACAACTTGCTGAAAAAATGAGTATAAAACAGATTGGAGAGTGAAACTAATGAAGATAAATCAAAGACAAAGAATAATAGATTATATAAAGAAATTTGGAAGTATAACAAGTAAAGACGCATACAACGATTTAGGAATAACACAATTAGCAACACGAATAAAAGAACTAAAAGAAAGAGGTTATGAATTTAAAACAGAGTGGGAAAGTAGCAAAAACAGATATGGCGAAAAAGTAGATTTTAAAAGATATTATTTAGCAAAAGGAGAAGAGTAAATGAAAGTGATATTAATAACTATTTTATGCTGGTTATTCTATGTGGTAGGTAAACTTACAGGAGAGATAAAAACACTAGAAAAAATAAAAAATCACATAAAGGAATCGAAAGATTGGAATGAATTTATGGAAAGGTTATCTGTAGATTTTAATAAAAACAATATTGAGGTGTGAAATGAAACAACTAGAGCAAGATAAACTCTGCAAGAGATGTGCTGGATGTAACAGGCTTGAAATATCAGAATTTAATCGGAGTTTATAGATGTAATAATTTTATAGAAATGGAAAGGAAAATCAATGAAACGAACAAAAATAGAATTATATAATGATCACTTTGAAAATGCGAAAAGATATGGAATACCACATGCACAGTTAATTATAGCAGATATACCATATAATCTTGGAAATAACGCATATGCGAGTAATCCACAATGGTATATAGACGGAGATAACAAAAATGGAGAAAGCAAACTAGCAAATAAAAGTTTCTTTGACACAGACAAAGATTTTAAAATAAATAATTTCTTTGATTTTTGTACAAGATATTTAAATAAAGAACCAAAATCAGGAGGTCAAAAAGGAAGAAGTTCTAATGCTCCTGCAATGATAGTATTTTGTGCTTTCGAACAAATACCTATGGTGGTTGAACAAGGAAAAAAACATGGATTAAAACATAGTTATCCATTAATATTTTGTAAAAATTTTTCTGCACAAGTATTAAAGGCAAATATGAAAATAGTAAATGCGTGTGAATACGCAGTAGTTCTTTATAGAGAAAAATTGCCTAAATTCAATAATATTGGAGCAGATGGTAAAAATCACATGATATTTAATTGGTTTGAGTGGAAAAGAGATAGCAAAGATATTCCTAAAATTCATCCAACACAAAAACCGGTAAATGTATTAAAAGAATTAATTAAAATTTTCACAGATGAGGGCGATGTAGTAATTGATCCATGCTGTGGAAGTGCAAGTACTTTAAGAGCATGTGCAGAATTAAATAGAAGTTGTTATGGATTTGAAATAAAAAAGAATTTTTGCAAAGATGCAAAAGATAAAATGTTAAATGATATAGATAGGCAAATATCTATATTTGAGTTATAAAAATGAGAGGAACAATAAAAAAATTAATTCCATATATGTTGGAATTAGATGATACTAAAATTTATGAAGTAAAAGAGTATAAAGAAAAAAGAAATCTAGACCAAAATGCTAAATATTGGAAATTATTAAATGAACTTGCACTAACATTAAAAATCAGCGTAGAAGAATTACATTTTAAAATGTTAAAAGATTATTCACAAAGATATGAAATTTTAGTACCTAAAGATACAGAATTAAGAGGAATTGAATATTATGAAAGAAAGTCTAAAATAATTAGAAATGGACAAGAATTTATAGTATATCATGTATTTACACCTAGTCATGAATTAAATACAAGAGAATTTGCATTATTATTAAAAGGGTTATGTGAAGAATGTGAAGAACAAGGCATAGAAACATTAAGCCCTGATGAATTAAAAAGATTAGAAGAAATGATAAGAGGTTAGTTATGGAAACACAAAAACAATTAATAGAAAAACATTTATTAGAAAAAGGTAAAATAACTAGTTGGGAAGCATTTGAAATTTATGGAGTAACAAGATTATCACATATAATTTATGTTTTAAGAAGAAAATATGACATAATAAGCGTAAATACTACTAAAAAAAATAGATATGGGCATTATTGTACTTATAGTACATATACTTTAAAAAATGACTAAACAAGAAAAATTAGTATATGAAAAAATAACCGAAGAACAACCATATTGTCAATTATGTGGTAGTACAAGTTATTTACATAGACATCACATTTATTATAGAAGTCAATTAGGTTTAACGGTAGAAAAAAATATAATAGTATTATGCGATAAGTGTCACAGATTAGTGCATTCAAATAAAAAAGAATGGCAACCTAAATTATTAGAAATACAATATAAAAAATATGGTTATTTTGCAAAAGAAGAAGTTATTAAATGTAAGAAACATTGAAAAAAATGAAAGGAAAATGAAAAGATGAGTTTTAAAAGAAAATTAGAAAGAAATAAAGAAAAAGAAAATCAAATTAATATAAAAAATACATATGGTAAAAAACCAAAAGGAATATGTCCTATTTGTAAAAAGCATAGTATATTTATGACAAATAAAGATAAAGAAGTTTATTGCATTAGATGTAATGAACGAGTTAAATAATTGACATTAAATTAATTAAGTGGTACAATTATACTAGCAATGGAAAGAAGAATTTAAAAATTAATCGCCCCTTTTTAGAAAATCAATAATTCTTCGAATCCAACTTTTGTGTTAAGAGTTTGTTGATTAATGAGTTTGTTGACACAGATTTTGCTAATAAGGAGGATTGTATGGATTATGAATTTAAAAAAATAAGTTTAGATGAATTTGAACTTATTTATAACAAAGATGGTGAAGAAAAAAAAATACCATTTAAAAGAACTGTTGGAATTGCTGAAATGTTAGAAGGAATAACAGCAGAGGCTAAGTTTAAGTTAGTAGATTTTCTAACAAAAAAAGGCAAAACTAAAGATGATTTAGTAATAAAAAAAGATTTAGGTAATGGTAAAATAATTTATGATGAAACTAATTATTTACAATTAGAAAATCAATTTATACAAGAAGAACAAATTTTAACAATAAATAAAATAATAGAAAAATCATTTAATATGAACATAATAAAATTATTTGAAGAATTAGGAATAGACGCAACAAGTACAGACCCTATATTAGGTAAAAAAATGGCTTTATTCGGGCAAAAACTTATAACTTTATTAACACAACCTGATGATGATACTCCCAGTAGCGAAAATAACAAATAATTATAAAAGACCAATAAATAAAAAAATATTTTGTTTTGCTTATCAGGATGATTTAGACCAAGCATATGCGTTTTATTGCAGTAGATATGAAAATATAAATTGGGAGAGTTTTATGAATTTAGGCTTTTTTGAATTTAAAAAGAAATTAGGAAGCATACCAAAAAACGAACCATTATATGACATAATAAAATCAAGGACAATAGAACTAGGTAAAATCAAAGATAAGGAAGAGCGAAAATATTGGAGAGAATTAAAAAGAATAAATCAAATCCCACAAATTTTTATCAGCACTGATGAAATTTATAGGGAATTAAAAACAAAAGCAAAAGAAAGTAAATATTTAGGAGGAAAATAAAAAATGGAAAGAGATTTAATAAAATTTAATGAAAATATAACAAAGGTAACAAAAGAAATAGCAAAATATGAAGATGAAAAAGGAAATTATACATTAATACCAGTAGCACAATTATTATGTAATATTGAATATATGGAATTAGATGAAATTATGTATAAAAAAGCATTATTTGAAAAGATAATTGAAAAAGATGTTGAATATAATAAAATCAAAACTACAAAAGTAGTAGATAAATCAACAATTACACATAACAAAAAGGATCAAGGAACATTAGTAGATAATGAAGTAGAAGTATCTCAAGTATGGGTAGTTAAAAATGGAATAGGTATAACAAAAGCATATGATGAGAAAGTAAGAGCCTTACAAGTAGTAAATGAATTAAACAATAAATATTTAGAAATGGCAGAATTAAAATAATACTTGAAACTTAATAAGGAGTAATTATGAAAAAATTAGAAATTAAATATATACCAATAGATGATATAAAACCCTATAAAAATAACCCAAGATTAAATGAAGATGCTATTCCTTATGTAATGAATAGTATAAAAGAGTTTGGCTTTAAAAACCCTATTATATTAGATAAAAACAATGTAATAGTAGCAGGACATACTAGATTAGAAAGTGCTAAAAGACTTGATATGAAAGAAGTACCAGTTATTTATGCTGATGACTTAACCGAAGAACAAATAAAAGCATTTAGATTAGCAGATAATAAAGTTTCTGAAAAATCAATGTGGGACTATACTAAGTTAGATGAAGAATTAGATAACATTTTAGATATTGATATGAGTATGTTTGATTTTGTTAATGATGACATAAATTGGAATGATGTAGAAGAATTAACCAATGAAACATATGATAAACCTGAACACAACATGCTGGAATGTCCTAATTGTCATCATATAGATAGAGATATACACTTTAAAAAAGTTGGAGTAGAAGATGAAAACTAAAACTTCTATTAAATGAAAGTTTTTCTAAGTGCTGTTGAAGGAAGTTCGCCTAGAGGAGGATTAGAAAAACTTATCAAAGATGGTTATAAATTCAAATGGAATTTAATGTCTTATTATTACATAAGAGATAAAAATTATGATTTTGCAGAAACAATGCGAGATAATAGTGAACTTATAATGATAGACAGCGGGGCTCATAGTTTTCAAAAAGGAAAACAAGTAGATTGGGAACAATATACTAAAGAGTATGCTGAATTTATAAAAGAATTTGATAGACCGAATGTTGTTGGATATTTTGAAATGGATGTAGACAATATCATAGGCTATGATAAAGTATTAGAATTAAGAAAAATACTTGAAAGTGTATCAGACAAAATAATTCCAGTATGGCATAAAAACAGAGGAATAGAAGAATTTAAAAAAATGTGTCAAGAATATCAAAATAAAGTAATAGCAATAACTGGCTTTAAAAACGAAGATATACAAGACCATCAATATTTAATGTTTCTAAAATATGCAAAAAAATATAATTGCAAAGTGCATTGTTTAGGAATGACAAGAAAAAAAGTTTTAGATAAAGTTCCTTTTGATTATGTAGATAGTTCTAGTTGGCTTCAACAAGTAGTATATGGAAGAAGCGTAAACGGAAGAAAATTACCAAAAATAAAAAGTAAAGAGGACAGAACTTTACAAATGAGTTACAATTATAAGTTAGCAATGGGTATGCAGGAATAATATTATGTTTTGGAATAGAAGTATTAATTGAAAAAATATTCAAAAAAGAAGGACTATATGTGTGGATAGCAGTTGCTCTAGTGACAGCAAATTTATTAGTTGCTAAAAACATCAATATATTAGGTTTACAAGCAACATTAGGAAATATTTTATTTGCTAGTACATTTTTAGCAACAGACATATTAAGTGAAAAATATAGTACAAAAGAAAGTAGAAAAGCAATAAATTTAGGTATATGTGCAGTTATATTGTTTACAATAGCAACACAATTTGCATTAAGATTTATACCAAATGAACTAGATATGGTAAATGATAGCATGAAAAATCTATTTACTTTTAGTCTAAGAATTAACATTGCAAGTATTATTATGTGCTATTTAAGCAATATGGCTGATATATTTATATTTGAAAAAATAAAAAAGAAAATACCTAACAAAATGTGGGTAAGAAATAATATAGCAACAATAATAAGTAATTGTTTAGAAAATTATTTCTTTACAATAATAGCATTTATAGGTATATATGATTTAAAAACAATATTTGCTATTGCAACAACAACAACTATATTAGAAATTATGATAGCAATATGTGATACCCCATTCTTATACTTAAGTAAAAAATTAAAATAAAAAGGAAGTGATACTATGGCTAAAGAAGATAATTTAATACCTTTCAATAAGCGAACAGAGGAAGAGCAAAGACAAATTGCAATAATGGGAGGTAGGGCTAGTGGAAAAACTAGACAATTAAAAAAATCTTTTAAATTAGCACTTATGGAATTACTAGAGGAAGAAGTTAAAGATAAAAACGGAGTGCCTACTGGTAAGACATATCAAGATTTGATGAATATAGGCATAGTTAAAGGTGCTATGAAAGGCAATGCTATTAATTATAAGACTATTCTTGAAACCATAGGAGAATTAGAAGCAGAAAAAACAGAAGTATCAGTTCCAACAATAAAATTAGAAGTAGTAGATAATAGTAATTTGGAGAGTGTATTATATGAAGATAAAAAGTAATAAATATCACAACACCAAAGTTATCTATAATGGAATAAAGTTTGATAGTATTTACAAAAATAAAGAAAAATGATATAATTAATTTGTCGAGGTAGTAAAAGAGCATTTAATGATGTCTAGGGACTATCTCGACAATAATCCTAGATGTCATTAAGTGCTTTTTTTACCTCATAGGAGGAAAATATGGAAACAATAATTTGTGATAATTGTAAAAAAGAATTTAAAATTTATAAATGTTATTTAAAAAGAAAAAGGAAAAATAGATTTTGCTCAAAAAAATGTGAAAGTGAATTTAAAAATTATAATAATACAATAGAAAGTTGGAAAGGTGGACATATATCAAAAAGCACAGGATACAAATATATTGAATATAATGGTAAACAAATAGAAGAACATAGGCTTGTAATGATGAAGTATTTGGGTAGAGAATTAAAAACTAATGAACACGTTCATCATATAAATGAAAACAAATTAGACAATAGAATAGAAAATTTGATGTTATTAACTGCTTCTGAACATAAAAGATTACATTGTTTAAAAAACAAGTATATGATTATTTGCAAATTATGTGGTGAAGAAAAAGAAAATAAAGGTAGAAATCTTTGCAGAAATTGTTATGCAAAAGAATTAAGAAAAGGAAATTTGTTCAAATATGAAAGAATATACAAAAAAAAATAAGTACAGAAATACAATAACATATTATAAAAATATAAGATTTTCAAGCAAAAAAGAAAAATCTAGATATATCACTTTAAAGCAACTAGAAAAAGCAGGAATAATAAAAGAATTAGAACTACAGCCAAAGTTCTTATTACTAGATACAATTCATTATAAAGGTAAAACATATCCTAAAACCTATTATAAAGCAGATTTTAAGTACTTTGACAATGAAAAAGGTAAATATATAGTTGAAGACATTAAAAGCCCTATAACGGCAAAAGATAAGGTATATAGGCTTAAAATAAAAATGTTATTAACAAAGTATCCTGATATAGACTTTGTTGAAGTAATATAGTATAATTAAAATGTGGGAAGCATACGCACCATATGAGTATGCAAGATAACTAGGTGTGAGGTGGGCTAGGTTATCAATTACTAATAATACAAAGAAAGGAATTAAAATTATGGCTAGAAAGAAAGATACAAAGAAAGGAATTAAAATTGAAGATATTGAAACTATGGATGAATTAGAAATTCCAATAGAAAAAGAAAACATAGAAATAATATCATTAGACAATAAACCTGTTAATAAAGATGTAATAAAAGAACCTGCAAATATTCCTGATAAATTTGTTAAAATACCTAAAAGAGCAGAACATACAAAATCTATTAATGTAAGAAATGGAAGAGTATACAAAGAACTTGGCAATGGTTATGGAATATATTCTGATGATGGTTCTGTATTTAAAATATAGGAGGACTATATGGAGTTTATAAAAATAAATAACAATAGATATATGATAAAAAATAGTAATAATATTATAGTATCAGAAGAAGAAAAACTAAAACTAGAAAAAAGAGAATTAGTTATAAAAGATATACAAAGTAATGAGTGTCAAGGAAGAACAACACAAAAAATACAAGAAATTGATAGGAAGTTAGAAAATGAACATAAAACTATCAAAAAAGCAAGAAAATCTATTAAATGATATAATTAGCCCAAATAAAACTGAAATATATGTTTTAGGGAGTACACAGAGTGGTAAAACATATGATATATGCCTAGCAACTTTAATGTATGCACAAGCATTATACAATTATAATCCTAACGAAACATATTTTGGTTCTATAACTGGGTGGAGTTTAGAAACATTAAAAGGTAATATATTAGAACCTATAAAAAAGTTTTTAGATGATATGGGACTTTTAAAAGGTAAAGACTATATATTAAAATGGCAGACTGATGAAAAGTATCTAGAAATATATAATATAAGATATTATTTTTTTGGATTTAATAATGTATTAGCATTCAATAAAATACTAGGTAAACCATTAATATTTGAGTGGATAGATGAAAGTGCTAGAATTTATAGTCAAGATAATTTAAGAGAACCATTTAATGAGTTCCCAGGTAGACAAGTAAGTTATGCTAATCACCCTTATTTAAAGACAATTCATTCATTTAATGTAGAAGGTGGAGAAAACCACCCTTATAAAGTCGATTATATAGACAATAAACCAAATGCTATACATTATACATTTTTGCCTTATGATAACCCTAAACTTGACACAGAGGAAGCAATACGAAAAGTATTAGAAATGTTCCCTCCTGGTAGTTTAAGAGACCAAAAGATATTTTGTAAATGGATTTTAGCAAGTGGTAGAGTATTTAATCAAATAAATGTAATAGATAATTTACAAGGGTATGTATTTAGAGAAATAGGTATAGGAATAGATTATGGGTCGGTTCACGCAACTGCGTTTGTTCCTATTGCATTAGTGTATGAAAAAGCAACAAAACTATGGAAATTAATTCGTTTAGAATGTTATTATCATAATCCAAAAATAGAAAATGATAATCCTACAACAGAATATTTTAGTAAACAATTAAGATTATTCCTATTGTATTTAAAACAAAGATATCCACACGTTCCAATTACTACAATTGTATTAGATAGTGCAGCGGCACATTTTCACAATAGATTAATTGCTGATAATATACCTCATGAATTAACTGACAAGAAAAAATTGACAGTTGACGAGGGAGTTCAATATATGCAGTCATTATTTTATAAAAATTATTTACTTATTTATAAAAACAATTGTATTAAACATTTTAACGATGATGGAACACCAATATATAGTGGTAAAGATGATGGCATAATTGAACTAGAGAGTTATAGATATGACACTATAGAAAGTGCAAAAACAGGGCAGAATTGTTATGTAAAAGAATTTGATGACCATAACGATGGATTAAGATATATTATAGTTGAATTTAAAGAGACTGATAGAGCACCAGTCGTTTAAGGAGTTGATTAAAATAGAAATTAGGTGTAAGGCTAGTAAAAGATTTTTATTAGAAATAAATATAGAAGAATATTATAATAATTTAAAAAAAATGGGTATAGATATAACAACTCCATTAAGAATAAAAATACCTTGTCAAAAATGTAAAATGATAGAGGAATATGAAATATACCCATCACATTATACTCATATAAAGAGTTATAAAAGAGAAAGTTGACATTATATCAATAAGTATGGTATAATGAATATGCTAGATAAGTGCAAAAAGTGTGTCGAAACATAAGAAGCATAGAGATAGAAATGTCTTTATGCTTTTTATTTTATAGAAAGGAGGTATAAAATGATAAATAAAATTAAAAAAATAATAAAAACATACAAAGAAAATAAAAAATGGAAATTATATCTCTATTTAAAAGGACAATGTATTAAATGTTTAAAAATAGATAAAGACTTTGCTCCAATGAATAAAATTTATGTAGTAAAAGTTAGAAATAAAAGGCATCTATTAGGTACAAATAAACCTGTACAAATAGTTGTTAGAAGTTATAAGTATAAATATACTGATGAAGTTAAAAAAACGGCTCATATAGAGGTTATTATGTACGAGGGGGTGGAAGTAAATGAATAATGCAAGAATAAAGAGTGCTTACAATGTATTAGAAGCACCTTATATCAAAGTAGAAGCAACAGTTACACAACCTGGTACAACAAATGGTAAACCTAACATATTTAGAAAATCAAAATATATAGTTGCACCAAGTGGTAAAAAAGTTGCTACATATATAGTTAATCAAATATTTGGTTCAGATTTAGTAACACAAACAGAAGGACTTAATATAAATTGGTTAATGCCTACTTTAAAAGAAAGTTTGGAATTAGCAGTATATGAAGAAGAGAGTTTTATATTAATACATAAATTCGATAATAAAATTTATCTTGAATGTATTAAAAAATCAGATATACACGATTTAGTACAAAAATTTGATAAAGTAATAAGTGGTACTATCATACAAGAGTACGATACATCTGATGAAACATATGAACTACATAGAGAAATTTTAATAGATAATGGTACAACATATATGAATATGAAAGCATTTAAAATTGATGGCAGTAAACTTGTACCAATTGATATAAATGTTTTCAATAAATATACTGGTAATGATTATCTACCAAAATATATATTACCTTATGAAATTTTAATAAACATAGATGTAGGACAAGACTTCTTTAAAGATAGTAAAAAATTTATCAATGAAGAAATGGAAATATTTAATACATTTGCTGATGAAATAGAAAAAACCAAAACAAAAATAGCAACAACACAACATTTCCAAAGTGGTGATATAGTTACAAATTGGACACCTGGAGCAACTCATTATAAAGTAGATACTTTGAGTGTTGGAAAATTAGCAGACTATTTTACATTACTACCTGGAGATAAAGAACATTATTTATTTGAATTTTTACAAGGACAAATAAGAGTAAATGAATATATAACTTCCTTTAAGTTCTGTGATTATCAAATAATACAAATGGCAGGATTAAGCCCAGCAAGTTTTGGCTATGAAAAAGACGCATATCAAAATGTAGATAGTGTTGATTTAAGTAAAAATAATTCTGATATGACAATAGAGGCGATTAAAACACAAATAGAACCTCAAATAAACCATTTATTAGAAAATATAGTTAAGGCACAGCAAAGTCAAGGAATAACTAAAAATCTAATACCTAGTGAATTAAATTGGGATTATGGCTTAAATGAAAAACTAACAGATATGAAAAAATTACAAGTATTAAATAAAGTTCAAAGTGTTGGAAGTATACCATATTCAATAAAAGCAAAGATAATAACTCCTATATTAAAAAAATTAATAGATGATGATATAGATAAAGAAGATATGCTTACTATTGAAAAATTAATAGAAGAAAACAAAAAAGAACAAGATGATTTAAAAATTGAGTATGGCGAGGTGTAGTAAATGAGAGATGAAATATCAGAAATAATCAATGAAGAAGTTCAAAGTTATTCAAAAGAAAGTTATGATTATTTAGATGAAGTAAAAAAACTTGTATTCACTTGTTTAATAGGAAAAATATCATATGACATATTTAAAGACAAATTAAACAAGGTAAATTCTAAATATAATAAAATTGAAAAAAATAGAACTTCAAAAGGTTATAAAAAAGTAAAAGATAAAGTAGTCGAAACAAATGAAACACCAATATCTAGTGAAAAAATAGATTTTACAGAAAAAGAATTATCAGATTTATTGTTTAAATTAGATAAAACCAGTCAAATTAAGGCAAAAGATAAATTTATAAAGATTATTACTAACTACTATAAAACAACGCTTAAAACGGCTAAAAAAGAGTATATAAGCATAGATGACTATTTAAAAAAGAAACTTACTCAATATGATAAAGTTGAAAAAGTAGTTGCTTATCATAATCAAGATGGAACAATAAGAGCATACCATGACATAGCAAGTTATAATTCAATGGTTTATAACACTAACTTAACAAGCAGTGCATGGAATGAAACTATTAATTATTGTTATGAAAATAATACTGATATAGTTTATGTAGAACCTCATCCATTTAGTTGTCCTTTATGTCAAGAATGGCAAGGAAAATTTTATAGTTTGACTGGTAAATCATCAAAATATGAAAATATAGAAAACGCTTATAAAGGTGGATTAAAGCATCCAAATTGTAAACATAACATAACTACAAATGTAGGACAAAAAGAAACTGATGATTATAGTTCTGATGAATGGAAAGATAGATACCAAGCAAGGCAAAAAAAACAGGCGTTAGAACTAAAAAGAAAAAGATTAAAGACTGACCGAGATATTTATAAAGAGTTAAATAACTATGAGGAGGTTGATAAAATCAATGCTCAAATAAGAACTTTGAATAGTGCTATAAAAGAGCAAAAAGAATTAATGAAATAGTCCAGAGGCAATTATGACTATAAACTATATGCCGTGTCGACACATTTAGCACTTTACTTAAAGTAAAGGAGAGAAGAAAAATGAATTTAGATATTACAAAATATTTAAAAAACAAAGATATTACAATTAGTAATGATGACCTAGATTTAGAAAAAATGTCAAAAGATTTATACAAAGGATACACTAAAAATAGTGATATTGAAAAACCTGATTATTCAGGCTATGTAAAAAAAGAAGATTTTGACAAATTGCAAAGTGATTATACTACTCTAGAAAATAACTATAATAATCAAACAAAGATATTAAGTGATACAAACGAAAAAATGGCTAGAGTATCTTTAGAGAGTAAATTAGTTAGAAAAGGTTTTAAAGAAGAAAACTTTGATGAAGTAGTAAAATTAAGAAATAGTCTTTATGCTGATGAAAAAGATGACCAAAAGGCAGTTGATAGCATAGCAGAAAGATTTAAAAATACTTACTTTGCAGAAGAAAAAACACCATATACTCCAGCACCAAATGAAAATGGAGGAGTAAATGGAAATAATGGAAGTAAAACAAATGATATAAAAATCACTAGAAACACTTCTATTAAAGATTTAATTGTACCTGTAACTAAATAATTTTTAGTTAAAATATAGAGGAAAGAAAGGAGAGAAAATTATGAATTTTACAGGAGTAAATTTAGACCTACAAGGTTTAATGAAAAGAGTGTATGCTAACTTATTATACCAATCACAATTTTACAAAATGTTAAGTAGAAGTGATATGGAAGTAACAAGAACAGGTACACCTATCATCGAGGTTATTAAACAACTTGATACTACTTTAAATGTTCGTGATAATGTTGAAATAGCAAATGAAGGATTAAAAACAGAACTTGCTAAATATCAAAGCGTTAAAGTAGACTTAACTGAATTAGCAATGGATTATTCATTCAGAATTAGTCCAATTGTAATGGGTTCAGGAATTGAAAGAGCAATAGAAGGGCAAATAGAATTAAAGAATGCTCAAGTTGCTAAAAATATTGATATTTATGGATTTAATAAATTAAATTCTGATATCACAGGTCCAGCAGATGGTTCTATGGCTTATACTGATGGACAAATCGCAAAATGGGCTCCATCTAATGGAAATGAAACTATTGAATTAATTAATGATTTAAAATCTAAATTATTCGATAGAGATATTTATGATGGTTACTTACTAGGATTAAGAAGTGACGCATATTCAAATTTTATATCTAGTTTAACATCAGTTCTTAAATATGAAACAAGAGCAGGTGTTGAAGGTGTAGATATGGGACAAATTGCTGATGCTTATGGTGTTAGTGTATTCCAAATCAATAGTAATGTAGTTGCTAAGGATAAGAATAAACAAGACACTAATGTAGTTGGTTACTTTGCTAACGAAGTTGGTGTTGTTGGTGATACATTCTGGAGTTCATTCGCACAATATGATGGTAACTATCCAGGCTTCCCAGGATATTTCGTATTAGAAGGAAACATCATGTTCGGAGCAAAAACTGTTAGACCAGAAGCAGTTATTAAATTAGTTGAAAGTATTCCAACAGTTAATGCTGGTTCATTTGATGCTGGTAAAGTTAATGAAGCATATACTCAAGCAACAGCATTTGCTGGTACAGAAGTTGTTAAATATGAGGCTGCTGGACTTCCTGCTGGATTATCATTAAATGCAACATCTGGAGCAGTTACTGGAACACCAACAGAAGCAGGTTCATTCAATGTTTCAATCTATGGTGTAGATAAATATGGTAACTATTCTAATGCATTCAATGGAACAATTGTAATTGCTGAATAGTTAGAAAGGAAGTGAGAAAATGCAATTTTTCACAAAAGCAGAATTTGAGTTAAAATACCCAGATTATGCAAATGCTGATATTTCAACTTGGAAGATAGAAGCAGTTAGTGAGATGATTTTCTCACAAGTAGGCTTAAGATATAGGGACACAAGTTGGAATACAACAAGTGTCCCTTTGCCTATTAAAAATGCTTCTATGGAGCAAATGAGATTTATGATTGAACACGATATACCATTTATAGATTATAATAAAAATATAAAAGCAGGTAATATGTCTGCTGACTTAAATAGTGATTATTCAACTTTATCATTAAGAATATTAGCAAACAATGGTTATCTATATAGAGGTAGTAGAATGTCTGATAATATGGCTTTAACAATACCTTTTGGAGGAGAATAATGTTTTTAGTTAATGGAATGAAAGCAAAATTAAGGCAATTTAATAGAGATGAAGATAATAATTCGTTTGATGATCAAAATTATAAAGAAGTTTATATTAAATGTTGTCCTTACAATTCTGATGAAAGTATAAATTTTGGCATTTATACACATCCAGAGGCTACTGGTTATTATCAAGTACCAAGATGGGTAGATGTTAAAGAGGGCGACCAAATAATTTTTCTAGGGAATAGAGGAATTATTGAGGAAAGAGTCCATACTATATTAGAAGTAAAAGATGAATGGCTATTCAATAGAGTTGAAAATAAGATTTTGGCAATAAAATGAATGTTGATGTTAATTTTAAATGGCAACCTGGTGCAAAAAATAAAATAGAACAAACACCAAAAAAAATGCTTTATGATATTGCTAGGATAACCTTAGATACAACTTATCAAAATATACCATTATCTAATAATAAGAATAGTGGTAAATTAAGAACTTCATCTATTAATGGTGGAGTAAAAGAAGATAATCAAGGTTATTATATTGGTTCTTATACTAATTATGCAAAATATGTATGGGAAATGGGTGCTAATACTAAATGGAGTACACCAAACACTTTTGGAAAATGGTATGCTGAAGTATATAGAAAGCAATATAACAATATTAATAAACAATCGGTTGAAAGGAATAAATTAAAATGACACAAAAAGACATTGAAAGAAAGCAATTAATCTTAATAAACTATATTCAAGAATTAGTCAATAATTATACTACCGAAAAATGGAAAATAAAAGCCGAATATTCAACAAATGATAATGACAAAAGGGTAATTACTATACAAGAACAAACAGGCCAAAAAGAAGTGTTTTATGGCGATATAATGCCTATGTTTAATTATTATATGTTTGATATATATGGTTTATCAATTCAAGAATGTAAAAATATATCATTAATGCTAGGAAACTTAATCGGACATAACATAGTAAGAGAAGTTACTAATGATGACGGGAAAAAGGAAAAATGGCAATTAATGTTTATTCAATGGGCTAACCCACAACCTATTGAATACTTAGACATTAGAAGAGTGGGCTATAATGCTACATATAAATGTGTAGTAAATAAAATATGGGAGGAATAGAAAAATGGAATTTTATATGAGTAATAGAGACCTTATTAAAGGTTTATCATTAAATACAGGAACAAGTTCAGTACCAGCATTTACTGAAATGTGTACTACAACAGAAGTAACATTTAATACAGAATTAGAACAACAAGATTTTTACGTCTTCTGTGATGCTATTCAAAGAAGTATAATTACTGGTGTAGCAATGAGTATTGAAACAACTGTTAAACTTGATATAAATAATGCTGCTATTAAGGAATTAATAGGTAAAATTCATACTTTATTAAAAGATGGAACAATAGCACAATTTAATAATCAATTAGTTCAATTTGAATTATTAAGTGGAGTTCAAGAAGGAGTTTTAGAATATACAAAATATAAAGTACCTTGTATATTAAACTTTGGAGAATTAGGTGGATCAGCAGAAGATGCATCAGAATTTAGTTTAACAATAGTAATTAATGGTAAAGGCGAAGTAGTAACACAATAACCTAAAAGGGTAAGGGTATAAATGCCCTTGCTCTTATTTTTTTTAGAAAGGAGTGTGAAAATATGAATGGTGGAGAAGTTGTTTTTCATTTTAAAGGCGATGATAAAGATTTAGATAAGAAAACAAGTGAATTAGGTTCTAAACTTGGAAATATTGGTAAATCTGTTGGTGGAGCTTTTTTAAAAGGTACAGCAGTAGCAACAACAGCAATAACTGGATTAATTGCAACAAGTGTAAAAGGTTTCTCTGAAATGGAGCAGTTATCTGGCGGAGCAAAAAAAATATTTGATGAAATAGATTATTCAACAATTGAAAAAGACGCAACAAACGCTTATAAAAGTATGAATATGTCTGCTCAAGAATACTTAACGGCTATTAATAATGTCGGAGCAACATTTGCTTCAACAATGGGCGACCAAAAAGGATATGACACAGCAAAAAAAGGTTTACAAGCAATAAGTGATTATGCTACTGGAACTGGTGCTGATATTAACTTATTATCTGAAAAGTATAAAATGATAACAAGAAGTACATCTAGTTATTTAAGTATTGCTGACCAATTTGCTGGATTATTGCCTCAAACAACAGATGGATTTTTAAAACAGGCTCAAGCAAGTGGATTTTTAAGTTCAGAATATAAAAAATTAACAGATGTTCCAGTCGATGAATATCAACAAGCAATAACTAATATGTTAGAACAAGGTGTTGATAAAATGGGGCTACTTGGGAACACGTCTGCAGAAGCAGAAAAAACAATAAGTGGTTCTTTCCTTGCTACAAAATCTGCACTTTCAAATTTTATAAGTGGAGTAGGTAGTATTGATGATGTTATTTCATCAATGACAAATTTAGGTAATAATATTGCAACAGCAGTTATAAAAATGGCTCCTCAAGTTATAGATGGTTTAATTCAAATGACAAATGCATTAATTCCACAAATACCACCTTTAATTGAAAAATTATTACCAACTGTAATAAATGGCGCTACAAGTTTATTAAATGGTTTAATAAAAGCATTGCCTCAAATTTTTCAAATGATTGTGAGTGTTTTACCACAATTAATTCAGACATTGTTAGGAATGTTACCAACAATTTTGCAAGTTTTAATTCAAATGGCTATCATGTCTATACAAGCAGTAGCACAAATGCTTCCAACATTAATTCCACAAATTGTTGATGCTATTTTGCAAATGATACCTATTTTAATAGATAATTTACCTTTATTTATAAAAGCAGGTTATCAATTATTAATAGGACTTGTAGAAGGTTTATTCAATGCTATGCCTACATTATTAGGCTATATACCAAAAATAGGAAGTTCAATAATTAATTATTTTAAACAATTACCAGGTATGTTTAGAGATATAGGAGGTATGCTTATACGTGGTTTATGGAATGGTATAAGCAATTTTGCTGGATGGGTAATTAGAAAAATTCGTGGAATGGGTAGTTCAATATTAAGAGCAGTAAAAGGAATATTTGGAGTACATAGTCCATCAAGAGAATTTGCATGGATAGGTAAAATGAATATGGTTGGTTTAGAAAATGGTATGGAAGATATGCAACCTAAGGTACAACAAGCAATTGATGGAATGTTTGATTTAAGTCCTAGTTTGTATGGAAGCACAAGCACAAATTTAAGTCCAGTAGTAAATGTTACTAACATTAATAATACTAGACAAGACCCATTAGGAAGAATGGTTAATGATATTAAAACATTTGCTGGTGGTTCTAAAAATGATTTCAATTATGGTATGGCATAAGGAGGTAGATAAAAATGATTAAAATGTTTATAGGTGATGAAGAAGTAGTATGCAATAAAGAAATAACAATCACAGAGGAAATGCTATCTACTTCCTCAACTATTTTAGATAATTGTTATCCTAAAAGTTGGGAACAAACAAAAGATTATACTTCAAATTATTATTATCCAGAAGATTATTCAAAATGTAAAATATATGACAATGATGAAATGATTTTCTGTGGAGTTGTAAAAAACACAGGAGATATTAGTTTAAATCCAAGAAATCCTCATTTTTGCTCACTTCAAATACTTGATTTTAAGACCTTTTTAAGTGAAGGAGAAACGCTTGACTTTGTTATAGCAAATAAAACCGTAGAACAGGCTATAAATATGGTTATAGAGGCTGTTAAAGATTATGGCTTTGTATTAGGAAACTTAAATATCTTTGGAAAAGATGACATAATAGGTGCTTATTCTACACAGAATAAATCAGCATATGATGTATTTCAATATTTAGCAGATATAACGCAAAGCAAGTGGAATACTAGAGTTATAGATGAAAATACAATAGCAATTGATTTTTATGATCCTACATTAATGCCTAGGGCAGATAATTTAAAATATACAATTGATTATTTTGAAAAAAATAAAATTAAAGATATAAACTTTAATTATGGTACTAGGGATTATAGAAATAAACAAGTTATGCTATCTGATAAAGTTTATGCTTCAATAGACTATGATGAGATAATAATTGCTGATGGCTATGCTAAAACTTTTACAACACAACAAAAAATAGGTATAATAAAACAAATAAAAGTAAATGGTATAGAAACTACATTTGCTACTAACACAGATAAAGAATTAGGTATAGAAGCAGAATTTTACTATACACCAGATGATACAACAATTGAAAGCACTAATTTAATTGGAAGTGGAATAATAATAGAAATTATTTATGTTCCACTTGTTCAAGGTAGACAAATAGTATATAATTATGATGAAGTAGAAAGAATTAGAGAAAATACAAAAAGGAAAGGTGTTATTGCTAGATATGAAAACAGAAATGATGTACAATCTAGTGATGAATTGAATAAAGTAGGTCAAGCATATTTAAGATATAAAGGCTCTGCTGAAATTAATTTAAATGTTTTGACTTATAATAAAGATTTATATAAAATAGGTCAAATAGTACATTTTGAAGCACCTTTACCAGAATTAACAACAGATTATATGGTTAAATCAAAAGAAACGCAAATAATTAGTCCTGGCAATTTTTCAGAAGTATTTTATACATATAAATTAGTATCTAATTTTAATAGTGAAAATGCAATAAACTATTTTGATAATCAAAGAAATAAAATGGTTGGAAACATAGGACAAGGTGAATATATTACAAGAAACATAGACATAGAAAATGCTTCACTAATTTATTTTGATAATTTAGGTTTTGCTGAAATTCACAATAATTTATTAGACTGTGAATTAGAAGCACCACTACTTTTATAGGAGGAATAAAAAATGACATTAGATTATAAAAAAATATTATTTGAGTTTTTAATAGGAAAGTTGCAAAAACAATATCCACAAGTTGGAGGAGGTTATAAAAAAATCTCTAACATAGATTTAAGCAATTTTAATAATTATATACCTGTTTCATATAATGCTCTTAATTTCGAAGGGGTTCTACCTTATAAAGATAATGTTATTCTTTATGGTGGATATGATGAAACCGATGGTGGAAATGGTAAAGGAATAATTGTTGTATGTAACTCTGATTTTATACCTCAAAAAGTATATTATAAATACGAAAGTGGAACAGATTTAAGATATATTCAGCAATTAAATGTTACAACTGATGGTCAATTCTATATGATAGATAGTGTACAATATACACCAACTACACCAGGCTCAGCAGAAAAAAGACTTGTTTTATTAAATAATTTTGTAGTAAATAACAAATTAAATATAAATAAAAGTTACATTTTTCCTGATTTATATAGAAATTTCTATGCAAAAAAAATATTTAAAGATACAAACACTGGTAATTATGTTTTTCTAGGTTTAAAAGACACTGAAATTGGCTGGAATTTAAAAGTTATACATTTTAAAACAGCAGTAGGTCAAGATGATGAATGGAAAACTTGGGAAGCAGATACTAATACAGCATGGTTATTTGGAGATGGCTATGTTGAATTTAATAGTGATGGTGAACCTTTTATAGAATTAATTATTTGCCCAGTAGTTAAAACAAATAAAAACATAATTTTATGGAAAAAAGATTTTACTGATACTTATTTAAAAGCAAGTAATATAGTTACACCAAGTTTTAAAACATATATAGATAGTGAAAATTATAGAAATCAGGCTATATTTATGAATAAAAATGAAGTTTATTATGTTTTAAACAATCAATTAAGGACAGATGAAACTCAAAAAGAAATAGGCTTATATAAATGTGATTTATCAACTGGAACAATTGAAACATTATTTGCAGAAGATATAGGGACATTTGATTATATAAATCAAAAAGCATTATATATAAATTCTAATCAAGGCGAGTTATATGCACAATATAATGATAATATAAGTACAACAAATAATACGGCTGATTATTATTATATGAAAAATACTAAATTTGGTTGGTTATCAAGCATAGTTGAAACAGCACAAACATATTATAGTAATAGAATGTTTTATGTAAGTAATGTTTTTAACTTGGTAAATATGTTTATGTTACCAACAAATTATGAAGCAGATAAATGGCTATTTTATGAAGTTACTATTTTATATAATAAAAATGATTATACTGATTATAATTATAAAGATATTAATTCTTTAGTGCCTCAATTTGTAAATTTATTAGATAATAATGATGACATTATATTTTCAAGAAATTTATATAATAAAGTTTTAACTGGAGGAACAACTCAATCAACAATTCAAATACCAAACACTTATTTAAATGATAAAATAATTAAAACTGAAAATTTACAAGGTCAAACAAATATAACTCTTGTAACAAATGAACAAGAAATTCAAAAAAATAAATATGAAGTTTTAAATATAAATTTTATTAATTCAATTAAAATGCAAGATGAGAATGACCCTACAAATGTCATAGAAAATTCAGTTGGTGCTACAAGATTAAATAGCAGTACTTCTGATAAAGCAGATTATGATGATGCTAAAATGTCAAAAGTAAGAATAATTTACGAAGATGGAACAAGTTTTGTAAATAATTTAGATATACTTTATACAGAAGTTTATAATCAATTAGAACCTGCATTAATAAATGCTTACATCACAGTAATTAAACAAATAAAAGAATTACAATTAATTAGTAATGATGAAAAAACAATTTATTTATCAATAACAGAATTACCTTTTGAGATAGGTAAAACTTATCTCTTGCAACAATGGGTAAATATAATATAAGGAGTGATAAAAATGAAAATAACTTATGAAGATAAAGAAAGTAAATTAATTGATGAGTCTGTTCCTAACAAAAATAAAGTTAGAGCAGAAGATATGAATGAAATAAAAAATGTTGTAAATGGTTTAGATACCTCAATTGGAGATATATCTAATCTTAAAACAATAGACAAAAGCAATTTGGTAAATGCTATAAATGAAGTATATGAAAATACTGAACTTATAAAAACAAAATATACAGTAAGAAGAAAATTTTCAAATAATACTTCAAGTGCATGGGAAAGAATGGATAATAATGTAGGAAAAGTTGCAAATGCTACAAAAGATGGCTCTTCAGTGCAAAATGATTTTGACTACATTTATCCTTGGTCAGATATAACAAGTTACATTTATAACACAACAACAAATGAAGTTGTAGCAGAATATGGAGATATAAACTATAATCCTGATGGCTCTTTAGGCGAAGTATTTACAAGAATACCTAGTTTTTACTGGAAAAGATGGAGAGATGATACTTATGAATATATATCTATTTCTGCCTCAAAATTAGAAGGTTATATTAAATCAGAACAATTTTCGGTAGGAAGATATGATACTTGTTACATAAATTCAAAAATGAGTTCTAGAAGTGGTCAAGTTCCAGAAGTTAATAGAAATATAACTTCATTTAGAACAGAGTCACGAAAATTAGGAAATAATATAGCAATTTTAGATTATCATTATTTCTTAATTCAAATGCTTTATTTAGTAGAATATGCTAATTATAATTCACAATTAATGCTAGGAAACGGAATGACTACTTTTAGAACAAATAATGATGATAAAGCGTTAGTCGCAGAAACTGGAGTAAATAGAATTATTATTAATACTTCTGTAGCAAATAATTTTAAAGTTGGGCAACAAATCTCGATAGGAACAAGTTCTGTATATAACTTGAATGTTGCAAAAAATAGAACTATAACAAAGAAAGAAAACTATAGTTCAGGTGACATAACAGGAACGGCTATTTATTTTGATGGTGATAGTGTAAACATTGCATTAAATAATGTTTTATGGACATCTGGTCAAAAATCAGGTGGCTGTGATACTTTAGGTATGAAATCTGGTTGTACAACAAATGATGGTAAAACAGCAGTTGCTTATCGTGGTATTGAAAATCCTTTTGGAAATGTTTTTCAATTTGTTGATGGAATAAATGCGAAAGACCATGTTTGCTACTTGTGTACTTCACAAGATGATTATGTAGTAGATAAATTCACAAGTCCATACAATGCTTTAGGTTATACAAATGCTTTAAAAAATGGATATTCTAAAAGTTTAGGCTATGATAATAATTACTCTATTGCAAGTTTTCCAACTGAAATAGGCGCGTCTAGTACGACAGGGACTTGTGATAATTATACACAAAATGCTGGTAATAGAATTGTCTTTGTCGGTGGGGATTGGAGTGGCGGTTCGTACGCTGGTTTGTGGTATTGGAACTTGACTAGTTCTTCTGGTTCTGCACTTTTCAACATTGGCTCTCGTCTTCTAAAACTAGACCAGTAGAGGTTTAACAAAAATAAATAAAAAAACAGAGTTAACTTTTAATAATTCATGTGTTATTATTAGTATATAGGTTAGCAAAAAATAAGGAGGTAATTAAAATGAAACAAGAAAGCAATTTAAAACCCGAAAAAAAATATGAAATAGAAAACATTGATAACAACAAATGTGAAGTTATTTTATATGATTTAGATAATATAGTAGAAGAAAACAATGATGAAAAAAAATACATTTATTATTCATTTAGACAAAAAGCAATTTATAGTGAAAAACTTGATGATTATTTAGAAAAAAATTATACAATTTTATTAGAAAAAGCAAAAAAACTTTATGAAGAAAAATTAGCAAAAGAAATAAGAGAAAAAAGAAATAAATTATTAGAAGAAAGCGATAAAGAAATGGTTTTTGATAGAATAGTATTTAACATACCAAAAGAAATAACGATTTCATCAATAATATCAATAATGAAAGACTTTTTTACAACACTATCAAATATTAAAAATGGAGAATGGGCAGAATATAGACAAAAATTAAGAGATATAACAAAACAAGAAAATTTTCCATATTATGTTGAATTTCCAAAAAAACCGGAAAGGAGTAAAAATGAATAACATTATAATTGCTATAATTGGTGGACTATGTACGGCTATTCCAAGTATTATTGCTACAATTTCAGCAAATAAAAGAAATCATGATTTAATTGATTATAAAATAAGTCAACTAACAGAGCACGTTATACAACACAATGGATTAATAGATAGAATGTATAAAGTAGAAAATAGAGTTACTTTATTAGAAGAAAAGGAGAAATAAAATGAAAAATAATCTAACTAATTTATTAAAAGTAAAAACAATAATAACTTTAATGATAACTATAATTTTTTGTTATCTAGCAGTTGTTGGTAAAATGCCTATTGAGACTACAACAATGGTTATTGGTATGGTTTTTACATATTATTTTAATAAAGATAAAAAGGAAGAATAATTATGAAAGATAGAGAAAAAGAAATAAATTATTTGATTTACCTAAAAAGTAAATTAATTCAAGATACTAAAAAAGAAATTAAGCAATTAAGATTAGAAAAAGAAAATTTGTATAAAAGGAGAGAAAAAAAATGTTAAATATTAAGCAAAGACAATTAAATTTAAAAACATATTATTATTACTATAAAAAAGCAATTGATGGAATTGAAGGTGTTGGTACAAAAGAAGCATATAAAAACTTTCAAAGAGATAATGGACTAGCAGTAGATGGTATTTATGGTTCTAACACAGAAAACAAATTGATTTTATGTGTAAAAGATTTACAAAACCTATTAAATAAACATGGTTATGGACTTGCTATAGATGGTTTAGTAGGAAATGCTACTTTAAATGCTATTAGAGATTTCCAAAGTAAAAATGGACTTGCTGTAGATGGTATTGCAGGAACAAACACTATGAACAAATTAAGAAATGGTGGAAGCACTGAAAAATATAAATGTCAAAATTTTGATGATAAAGAATTTGCTTGTGGTTGTGGTTGTGGATTAAATCTAGAAAAAGATGGCATAAAAAGACTTGCTGATGAAATTAGAAATCATTTTAATAGACCTATGATAATTACATCAGGTACAAGATGTGTAAAACACAATAAAGAAGTAGGAGGAGTTGCTGGATCATATCATACAACTGGTAACGCAATTGATTTTGTAATACCAGGCGTAAATGTCAAAGAATATGCAGATTTTTGTAAACAACTTGTTAAGCAAGGAAAAGCAAGATACACATATTATGGCACTAAACAAATGGGACAAGCAGTACATATAGATGATGGTGGTATGGAATAGACTTTACATTATAAGTTTTATATAGTATAATTATTAAAGGGAGTGCCGTAATCACTCCCTAATACTTTATTACGGGAGGTATTTATGTCTAAAAGAGATAGATTAAATGTTATATATTCACATATGAAAGCAAGATGCTATAATAAAAATAGATGGAATTATCAATATTACGGTGCAAGAGGTATTAAAATTTGTGACGAATGGAAAAATAATTATCAGGCATTTAAAAAATGGGCATTAGAAAATGGTTATCAAGATAATTTAAGTATTGATAGAATAGATGTAAATGGTAATTATTGTCCTGAAAATTGTAGATGGACAACAGATAAGGAACAAAAAAATAATACAAGAAGAAATCATTATATAACTTATAAAGGCAAAACACAAAGTATGTCAAAATGGGCAGAAGAACTTAATATAAGTTATACAGTATTAAGAGCAAGAATAAACAGAAGTAAATGGTCTATAGAAAAAGCATTTACAACACCTGTTAATAGTGAACTAAAAAGAGATAAAAATGGAAGATTTATTTAATTGACACTGGTGGACTTGAATAAAAGCCTTATAAAACAAGGCTTTTTTTAATGCTATAAAAAAATTTTAAAAAATTTTTAAAAAAATAGTTGACTTTTATATAATGCTTGTTATATAATTAAAGTGCAAGGAGGAAGAAGAATGAAAAGATTAAAAAATTTTATATGTTATGCATTATTAGTAATAATATGCGTATTAGGAATTTTAGCAATGTGTTATAATGCTGAAAGAATTGATAATCAAAATAAAATTGTAGAAAGAGGGGAATAGTATGAAAATATTAATGAAAGAATATAATTTGAAAAGTTTTAAAGAAAAAGATGTTTATAGTTGGGATGAAATTTTAGATATAATTCAAGATTTAGAAAGTGAAAAATTTAGATTAGAAGAAGAATTAGAAGATTTAAAACAAGATATGGAAGAAAATTATAAAAAAATACCAGCAAATGAACAATATGAAGTTTTTGATGATGACTTTATTTAAAGGTATTTTGAAAAGAGTTTTATCAAAATAGTATAAATATATTAAATTAAATAAAACTCTTAAATTTACCTATTAAAAATATAAAATAAGGAGATATTATGACAAAAGAAGAATTTGAAAAGTTAATTAGAACTTTAATAAGACAAGACATAATTAGAAAATATATAAAAAATGAAATAAATTTAACTGAAAGTCAATTAAGAAAGGTTGTTAAAAATGAGGGAATTAAAAGAAAAAATAAATGAGCTGAATATTAAAAGTCAAAAATTAAGAACACTTTCGAAAACAGAAAAGTTATCTTATGCAAAAACAAAGAAAATTCAGTCAGAGCAAAGTAAAATATATGATAAATTTATTTTCTTTAAAAGTTTATATAAAGAATTGGAAAGGAATGATAAAAATGAATGAAATTAGTCAAAAATATGCAAAATTAAAATTAGATTATGAAAGGCTAAAAAAGAAGAAAAAAGATTTAGAAAATATGTATTATGATTTAATTGAAAGATATGAAGAATTAACAAAAAAAGAAAACTCAAGAGAGCCTTTTAAAAGGAAAAATTTAAAAGAAGAAGATATTGAAATTTTACTACTAGATGAGGAGAAAGAAAATGATAAAACTTTATAAAGACCAAAAAATAAGTATATATAAAATTCAAAAGGAATTAGGCTTGCCTATAAATACACCATTTTTATACAATTATGCAAAAGGCAAAAGAAGTATAAAAAATATGGATATAGATACGCTTATAAAAATAAGTTATATATTAAAAGAAGAACCAAATGAATTATATAAAAAAATATTAGAATTTGAGGAGAGTAAAAAATGAAAAAAATAGATTATAAAACAATAATACCAATTTTAGCAATAGTAATTATTCAAATAGTATTTGTAATAGTAGTAACAAATAAGGTTGTTGAATTAGAAAACAAAATAGACAAAATAAAACTTTTAAATGGTATGTTTTACGAAGATTTGCAAAGAACATATGAATATACTCAAGAGTAAGGAGAGGATAACATGAAAATCAAAGATTTTATAGAGCAACCAAAATATTTTAAAGAACCAAAAGAGGATGAATTATGTCCATTACAAAAATTAATAATATGGTTAAAAGAACAAAACACTTTTTACATAGATAATCAAGGAATTTATTACAATACAATTCAAATTAATGAAGTAATAAGAAAAATAGAGGAGTTAATCAAATGATATACATTTTAATGTTTATAATAGGTTGCTTACTAATAAAAATGAGTAACTTAAATAAAGAAATAAAAATATATAAAAATAATTATTACACGGCAATAGAAATTTTAGGTGAGTATGACCCTAAGTTGAAAGAATATTTAGAAAGGAAAGAATAATTATGACTAAATTTAAAACAAATGAAGAATACATTTTAAATGAATTATATAAAACACAAGAAGAATTATCTTTAGCAAATAAAAAGATAGAAGAATTAGAAGAACAATTAAAAAATGATGATACAAATGAAGAAAATATGAATTGTATATATTTAAGTGACAAGCCTAATTATTGGTATTCATTTAGTATGCAAAGTACATGGAATTGGAACAAAATATTAAAAGAGAATAATAAAACACCTAAATTTGTAGAAAAGGCATTAACTGATGATAAAGCATTAAAACAACTATGCAAATTAAAAGAAAAAGATAGTTGGAGAGGTGAAATAGGTTATATTGAAGAAAGAGTATATAATTATTTGTTTAAGGGCAGAAATGGCTTATATTCGGTAATAGAAACCACTAAAGATAGAACAAACATGTATAATATATCTAATGAAAATAATCACTATTTATCTAAAGAAGAAGCAGAAGCACAATTTAAAGAAAAAATGATAAAAGAAATAAATTATTATTTAAAAAACTATAAAGATAAATTTTAACAAAATGGAAATCTTAAATTAGGTATTCCTACTCAAGATGTTGGGGCTAGTATATATCAACATAAATTTGATAGTATGGAAGAAACTTTGGAAGATGGGACACAAGTTGTTCATCTTGGTAGTTTAGATAATATTAAATGGACAGATTTTGAATGTGCTAGTTTCACTTTGTTAAGAGGAGAACAAAGATTAAAGAAACAAGTCAAAAAGCAAAAAGAAGTTATTGACAAGTCAATAGAATATATAAATCAACATTGGGTAATAGATGAACCAGTATGGTTTAAAAATGATTTATTAGATATATTAAAAGGAGAGAAACAAGAATAATGGATTTTAAAAATGAAAGATTAATGATGTCTAACGAAGAAATAAGAAATAGAGCAAAAGAATTGCTTAATGAAAATAAAGCAGATTTAATAACAAAATATATGTTTTTAGAACAACAATGTAAAAAACAGCAAGAAGTTATTAATAAAGCAATAAATTTATTAAATGCTTATATTGGTGTATTAGATGATACTTCTGATTTATATTTTGAAAATGTAAAATCAATATTAGAATTAGAAGTAAAAGAGGTGTCAAAATGAAAATAGAAGATTATAACAAGTATTATATACAAGGCTCAGACCATTATTTAATACCTAAAGATGAATTTAAAGAGTTATTTAATGAAATGATTAATTGGAAAGAAGAAAGTCAAAGGCAAAAAGAAGTTATTAATAAAATAACGGACTTGATAAAACAATATGGGAAATATGACGGAGAAAAATGTACACGTGGCTTTCAAATGTGGAGTGCAGATTTTAATAAAATTTTAGATATATTAAACGAGGTGTCAGAATGAACGAATTAATTAAATTATGGGTTTCTGTTACTAAAGGAAAAGAAATTGAAGAATTTGAAAGTGATGTACAAAAGTTATATGACTATACTATGAATTTACAAAAAGAAAACAAACAATTAAAAGATAATTGGAATGAATTAAAAAAATGGTTAAGAATTAAAGATATACTTGCAAATAGTAAAATAAATCCACAATCAATAAAATTCAAAGATTTACTTAAACATATGGAATATTTAGAAAAGGAGAAATAATATGAGATATTTTTATGAATATAAATATAAAAAGTGTAATAGAATAGTTGGTGGACATAATTTAGAAAAAATTGAATTTTTTGATAATTATATAAAATTATCAGGAGTAGATATTATTCCAATGAATTATGATTATGAAGAACAACATTGGGGAACACTTTTAGATATGAATGAAATAGAGTATTTAAAAATAGAACCAATGAAAGAAGAAAGTGGTGAGTAATAATGTTGAAAGTGAAAGATAGTGTTGACTTGAAAGAATTAGAGAATATAACATTAAATGATTTTATAAATTATGTTAAAAAAGTTAGAAATGATGAAATTAAAAATTTTGCACCATTAGGATTTAGTGGAGAAGATTATATAGTTTTTGAAAATAAAAATAAACCTTTAAAAAAAGAATTTATAAGTGATGAAGAATACGAAAAAAGTAAAGATAGAAAATATTTGGGCCAAGATTATTATGATAGACCAGTTTCTAGAAGTTGCGAATTATCTTTTAGAAAATATTGTAATGAATGTGAATTATTAATAACTGATTATGAGGGTAATTTCCTTACATATAGTAAATTAAATTTTTGTTTTGATGATGAGTTTATTGGAACTAATTTTTATAATTTGTTTTTACAATTGAAACCTTACATGAATAAAGTTGTTAAAAAAATTGATGAACCTATTAATTTTAATAAAGTTAATTTTAGTATAGGGTTTGACATGATAAATGCTTATATAAAGAGCAAAGCCAACTTAATAGAAAAGGTGGAGGTAAATAATGAAAATAATCAAAAAAGGAACTAAAACACCACCAGATAAAATTGTTTATATAACAAAATGTAAAACTTGTGGTTGTAAATTTACTTATATGGAAAAAGATGTAATGCTGAGTTGGTTTAGTGAAGAATATTTAAAATGTCCACAATGTTCATATAAAGTTTCAATGCCGACTTTCGGGAAAAAATACAAAGGAGGTAAATAATGAAATTAGAAGTTGGACAATTTGTTAGATTTAAAGATAAAAGAAATATTACTTATATAAGAAAGATTAGAGAAATACCACAAGATAATAGATATGCAAGTATTTATTTAGATAAAGAAGCAAATTATTCAAAAGGTTTAAGTCTTAAAAATATTATTAAAGCCAGTTATAACATAATTGATATTTTAGAAGTTGGGGATTATGTTTCAACTATAACAGGAGAATGTGCAGTTATTGCTGGTGTATACAATGATATAAATAACAAAAAGTATCTTAGATTATGTAATTGTATAGGCGAGTATTATGAATATGATATTAAATCAGTCATCACACACGAGCAAATGGATCAAATGGCTTATAAGATATAATTATACTATTTTATTAAAACATTGCTTAAAATGGCTAAAAATAGTATTTAAAAAGAAGTAAATTTATTTAATTTATTTCTTGATTTATACTTTACAAGTACCATAAAAAGTGGTACAATAATAAAGAAGGAGGGAAGAATATGAAATTATTATTTAGGTTTTATAAGAAAGCAGATAAAGAAAAGAATAGAATTATAATTCCAAAGTTCATAGTTGAAAAATATGGAAGAGAATTTTATTTAGAATTTTATGATGATGAAACAATTAAATTAATACCAGTTAAGAAAGGCAGATAAAATGGCAAAATTTAAAGTAAACAAAACAAAAGATTATACAATAATGAGTAATTATCATTTAAAAGAAAAAAATATGAGTTTAAAAGCAAAAGGATTATTAAGTGTTATGTTATCTTTACCAGAAAATTGGGATTATTCAATTGCTGGGCTAGTATCAATTAGTCAAGAAAATGAAAGTGCTATAAAAAGTGCATTGTCAGAACTTAAAAAAAATGGCTATTTAGAAGTAATTAAATTAATGCCTAATGAAAGTGAAACTGGAAGAATAGATTATATTTATAATATTTATGAAAAACCAAAACAAGAGGGTAAAAAACAAGGGGTAGATTTTCTAGGGGTTGAATTTCTAGGTGTAGAAAATCAAGGACAATATAATACTAATAATAAAATACTTAATAATAAATTAAATAATAATATAAAAAATTATAATAAAAAAGAAATTGCGTTAGAAAAATTTGAAGAATTTTATAAAGAGTACCCTAAAAAAGTATCTAAAGAAAATGTTAAAAAATGGTTTATTAAAAATAATCCTAGTGATGAATTATTTAAAACTATTATGAATTCTTTAAAAAAATACAAATTATCAGATAGTTGGAAAGATATTAAATATATACCTTACCCATCAACTTGGTTAAATCAAAAAAGATGGGAAGATGAGTTAAACGATCCAAATGTTCCAGAATGGTTTGATAAAGAAATAGAAAAAGAAGAAATGACAAAAGAAGAAGAACAGGAATTAAAAGATTTATTAAAAAATTTTGATTAATACTTTACAAGTACCTTAAAAAGTGGTACAATAATAAAGAAGGAGGAGAAGAATTATGTTAAATCAATTCACATTAGTAGGTAGAATTACAAAAACACCAGAAATGATGGAAAATCAAGATGGTAGTAAATTTGCAATAATCAATTTAGCAATACCTAGAACATTTAAAAATGAAAATGGAGAATATGACACAGATTTTATTGATTGTACATTATTAAAAAGTATTGCAGAAAATACTTGCGAATATTGTAAAAAAGGCGATATAGTTGGTATAAAGGGAAGAATACAAAATCTAAACAACACAGCACAATTACAATTAATAGCAGAAAAAGTAAGTTTTTTAAGTAGTAAGGAGGAATAAAATGAAAGGATTTGAAAATTTAAGTCCAGAAGTAGCAAAGGACTTAATAGAATTAGTAAATAATATTAAAGGACTTGAAAAAAGTTCTAAAGTAGAATATAGTGTTCAAAATAAAAAAGGAGAGTGGACTAAAAAATCATTTAATTATGTTCCATTAGATAATATATTAAATAAAATAAAAGAAAATAACAATTTTGCATTACTTCAACCAATAGGAGTTGATGAAAATGGAATAAATGGAGTTAAATGTATTTTAATACATAAGTCAGGACATATTTTTGAAACTAACACTTTTCCGTTTAAAGATAACGAAAGCACTAAAATTCAAGATGAAGGTGCAGAAATAACTTATCGCAAAAGATATAGTGTAGGTGCTTTTTTAGGAATGGCAACTGAAGAAGATACGGATGGCAATGATCCAGACGCAAGTAATAGTGAAGAAAGAAAAGCAACACCAAAACAGATAGAATTATTATTAAAAATTTATAAAGATGATAATTTAGGTAAATTATTAGAATTAAATAAAATTAAAAAAATAGAAGATATCACAATGCAAAAAGCAAGTGAATTAATAAGTAAAAATATAAAAAAGAAAGATGAAAATTAATATGGAAAATGAATTAATTATAGTAAATAATAATGAATTAGAATTAACAAAAGAAGGAATAAAATTTATAAAAAAAGTTCAAAAAGCAAAAGTTGAACTTGCAAAAATGGAAGAACAATTAAAAAATATGTTTCAAGAAGAAATGGAAAAGAATAATATAAAAAAATATACAAGTCCAGATGGAACATTTAAAGCAACTTATTATGAAGAAACTACAACAAATAGATTTGATAGTACAAAATTCAAAAAAGAAAATGAAGAACTTTATAATCAATATTTAGTACCATCTACAAGAAAAGCATATGTTAAATTCAACTAAATTAGAATTTGATGAAGAAATTCATACATACATAAAAAATGGAATAATTCTAAAAAGTGTAACACAAATACTTCAAGAATTATTTCCATTAAAGTATGACAATGTTCCCAAAGAGATATTACAAAACAAAGCAAGTTATGGAACAGAACTTCACAAATTTATTGAAATAATAGAAAAGAAAAAGCCAAAAAAACCATTAGCATATATAAAACGATATTATAAACCAAACATATATCAGGAAGAGAGTTTAAAAGATTATTTAAAAATAAAAGATAAATATAAAATTGAAATAACTGATAGTGAAAAAAGAATATCATATGAATACAAATATGCTGGAACATTAGATTTAAAAGGCTATGTAAATGGTAAAAGTGCAATTATTGATATAAAAACAACTTATGAATTAGATGAATTATATGTTGCTTGGCAAAATAGTTTATATGAATTAGCAGATGGTAAAGTAGATGAATTATATTGTCTATGGCTTCCAAAAGGAAGATTAGGAAAATTAGTTAAATTAGAAAGAATAGATAAAAATTATTTATTAGCAATAATTTAGGAGGAGAAAATTAATGAATAAAGGAGTAATAGTTGGAAGATTAACAAGAAATCCAGAATTAAGATATACAAGTTCAAATAAAGCAGTAACAAAAATAACAATTGCTTGTAATAATACAAAAGATGATACAACATTTTTAGATATAACAATATTTGGAAAAATGGCAGAAACAACTAACAAATATTGTCAAAAAGGAGATATTTTAGGAATAGAATATATAGTTAAAAATCATAATTGGGAAGACACTAAAGGCAATAAACACTATGACTATACTTTTATGGCAAATAGAGTAGAGTTTATATCAAAGGCTAGTAAATCTATTAATGTAACAGGAATACCTCAAGAACAGGCTAAAAATGGCTCAAATGAGGAGATATTTAAACAATTTGGGGAACAAATAGAAATAACAGATGATATGATAGCATTTTAAGGAGGAATAAAAATGGAATATGAAATTGTAGATAAAAAAATAAAAATAGATGAAAAAAGAAATATAAATATAAAACTTATAAATGACCATTTTGAAAATGCAAAAAGATATGGAATACCACACGCTCAATTAATAATAGCAGACATTCCATATAATTTAGGAAATAAAGCGTATGCTTCTAATCCTCAATGGTATGTTGATGGTGACAATAAAAATGGTGAATCAAAGTTAGCAGGGACAAGTTTCTTTGATACAGATAATGATTTTAAAATAAATAATT